AACGCCTCAGTTAGACTTGCGTAAGGTACAAATGTAGTTTGGTCTGTAGAGTCAAATGTTGTGTTGCCACCAATAGATGCAGTATAAGTGCCGTCTACTCCTGTTACTTCCCATAGTGCGTTAATTACATAGTTGGGGTCAGGCTGTTGTACTGTGTACATTGCTGTGATGCGTGTTGTAAAGACTGTTGCCATTATTTATTCTCCAATGCTGTTAGTCGGGTTGTTAATGATTCTATTAATGCTTGTTGTTCTTGCAGAACTTTGGTTAAAACAACAGTCATACGTTCATATTGAAAACCATTTACTTCGCCCTGTGCGTTGTAACTGATTAATTGTTTAATACCTTGTTGGTCTACTTCATCAGCAATAAAACCAAAATGGTCTTTTGTTTTGTCATCATCTTCACAAAGAGAGTTGTAAATAACTGGTCTAAATTTGTTAATGTCTATTGATGTAATATCCCGAATATTTGTTTTGTATTTACGAGCAGATGTTGATGTTCTTAATCCACCAGCACCATCACAATTTACATTTGCTGCATTAGCGGTTGTATTTGCTGTAACCCCTTCCGCTGCAGTTACGCCAGTTGAGTTAATATAAAACCAAGCCTTTCCATCACCATCAGATAAGACAATGTAGTTACTAGATGTTGTTATGTTAAGAGTATTTCCTGTGTGAGGTAATGTTTGGTTGCCTGTAAATACTCCTAGAATAGTGTTTTTTGAACCTGAAGTAACTAATTCACCAGAGCCACCAACAGTATTATTATATGCACCAACAAATGTGTTGCACGTTCCTGTATTTAAAGCAAGACCAGCCTCATTACCTATAATGGTATTGAAATTTCCAGTAGAAACTTTTCCAGCTTGTTGCCCAATAAAAACATTTTTTGCACCAGTACTATTTGTATACCCTGCTTGATAACCTACTGCTGTGTTGTTAGAGGCGGTGGTGTTTGCTGCTAATGCTTGCAAACCTACGGCAGTATTGGATGAACCCGAAGTATTTAACGTAAGAGACAATTCGCCAATAGCAGTGTTCAACGCCCCAGTTGAATTGGTATAAAGAGCCCGATACCCAAAAGCAGAATTGTCGCCAGCGGTAGTTAAGTGACCTGCTTGATACCCCACAAAGGTTTGATAGAACCCTGAAACATTAGTATAACCTGCTTGGTAGCCAACTGCCGTGTTGTAATCTGCGCTGGTGTTTGCTTGTAAAGATTGATGACCTACAGCGGTATTGTATGAGCCAGTATTGCTAGTTAGACTATATGTACCAATACCAATATTATAGCTACCCGTTTGGTTTGTGTATCCCGTCTGTCTTCCAGCGTATACGTTAAATTCACCCGATGTATTGTTGTAACCAGCTTGGTCGCCCAAAACAGTATTATACGAACCTGTATTTTGCCGAAGGGTTAAATATCCTATGGCTGTGTTATTACCGCCAGTTTGGTTTGTATATAAAGATTGATAACCTATGGCTACGTTATTAGATGCGGTGCCAAGTGATTTTAATGCGTCTGTGCCGAGTGCTGTGTTGTAAGAACCCGAAGTAAGCCCAGTTAATGCTTGAAACCCTACACTAGTATTAGATTGCCCACTTGCAGTAATTACAGTATTTGGTCCTGCTAGACCACCAACATAAGTGTTGTAATAACCAGTAGCATCTCCAAATCCAGCAACGTGACCAAGATAGGTGTTGGTCGGTGTACCTGCTCCTGCTTGAGAGTAATGCCCCGCTTGGTAACCCACGGCTGTATTTTGGTTTGATATTGTATTTGAATAAAGTGCTTGATAGCCTACTGCTGTGTTGTATGAGGCGGTGATGTTTTTCGCTAACGCACCTAAACCAAATGCTGAGTTAAAACTGCCTGAAAGGTTTGCCTGTAAAGCACTATCTGATAAACCAAATCCAAATCCACCAAATGCACTATTACCAATACCTATAGTGTTTGTTGATAAAGCATAAGCACCAAACGCAGCATTTGCAGTACCTGTTGCATTGGACTCTAAAGCCTTAAACCCAACAGCCGTTCCGTAATTTACCGTGTTTAGTCGTAAAGCATTAGCACCAATTGCAACTAATTCAGTTGCCGTAGTTCCTGTAAACCCTGCTTGATAACCTACTGCTACGTTGTTGGATGCGGTGGTGCTTCCTGTAAGTGCAGAGCGTCCAATTGCGGTATTGTTTGCACCTGTAGAGTTAGTGCTTAAAGCATCGTTGCCAAAAGCGGAGTTACTATTTGCTGTAAGATTCCCAATTAAAGCACCATCACCTACCGCCACATTTGCACTTCCGCTAGTATTTGAGCCTAAAGCATTTCTGCCCATTGCAATGTTATTAGTCCCACCTAAATTAGCATCTAAAGCCCTATATCCTACCGCCACATTTTCTGCACCAGAAGTGTTTAATTTTAACGCTTCAAAACCTAAAGCAGTATTAAGATTTCCACTTGTATTAGCCGATAAAGCACTTGCGCCAACCGCAGTATTGGTAGACACACCCGCTAAACCACGACCAACAGTAAGACCATAAACAGTTAAGTCAGTACCTGAGTATAAAAGGTTGGCTGAGTCTGTTAGTAGACCTGCGGTTGTAGAGAATACTACTCGTCCGCTTGTTAATCCTGAGTTAGTGATTGATGTTGATGCGTTTATCGTGGTAAACGAACCTGCTGCTGCCGTATTAGCACCAACAATACCATCAAAATTAGCGGCATTAACTCTGCCACTTACCCCTAAGCCTCCTGTAATTACAGCAGTTCCTGTAGTCGTAGAAGTAGAAGCCGTCCCTGCGGTAAAAGTAGTTGCACCATTACTTGTTAAAGTAGTAAATGAACCTGCTGCTGCCGTATTAGCACCAACAATACCATCAAAATTAGCGGCATTAACTCTGCCACTTACCCCTAAACCACCTGTAATTACAGCAGTTCCTGTAGTCGTAGAAGTAGAAGCCGTCCCTGCGGTAAAGGTTGTAGCACCACTAGCGGATAAAACGCCCGTAGTAAGAGAAGTCAGATGCGTTATAGCATCTACTACATTTGTACCGTTGTTATAGACAAACATGGTCTTACCAGCAGCTACGGCAATCCCTGTTCCTGTTGTGTTCTTAACCGTTACCGCATCCGCTAGACCGTTATTAACTAGGTAAAGTTTCTCAATTTGGCATCCTGAACCAAGGATTAAGTTCCTTGCACCGCCAGATGTACCTGTTAGATTAAGGCGTAAGTTACGGGCTGCTTGGGTAGCATTTGTATCTGTTAAGGTTATGGTTACATCCGCACTTGAGAAAGCTACGTCCGCTGAACCTGTTATTGCCTCACCTAGAGCGGCGTCGCCTAGGTTTGTATTAGTTGTTGTGCCCCATGTTCCAGATTGTTCACCTGTAGCTATTAACTCTATCTTTAGTGCTGAATATGTGGATGCCATATTGTTTCCTTATGTTAGTACTTGAGTCCAAGTTACCGTACTACTACTATTAACATTTTGCCAGTTTGGCGTCTGATTGTCATTGATATTTTGCCAATTCGGCGTCTGATCATCATTTACAACCGTCCAAATAAGCACATTTCCAATCTGTCCTGCTGCCTGTACCCCTGTAACCGACACCTCAACGCTTATTGTTAAAGTAACCGTGCCAACCTGGCCCGTGGCCTGTACTCCAGTAACCGTCGTCTCGCTATCCGCAGTAACTGCAACATTACCCAAGGACATTGTGCCAACAACGCCTGTAACATTGACCCCTGCGTCAGCAGTTACTGTTACACTGCCTACATCACCTGTGCATGTTACACCAACTACATCTGCAGTTGCATCAGCAGTAACAGTGACCGTGCCAACTGAAACAGTCCCTTCTACTCCTGTTACACTAACCTCTGCCGTCCCGGTAACATCTACAGTGCCTATGCTACCTGTTGCGGTCAATCCTGTTACAGCAACCTCTGCCGTCCCAGTAACATCTACAACACCTACTGCTCCTGTTGCTTCTACTCCGGTTACACTAACCTCTGCATCGGCAGTAACGGCTACTGAACCTACACTACCTGTTGCGCTGATGTTAAGAACACCTTCGCCCCAAGGTTGATCCCCCCAGGCTACTCCGGAAGCGTTCCAGCCAGAAAAAGCAATTACAACATCAGCCACGCATCCCCCTGTTTCTTGCTAATACCCCTTTATGCGATCCTAATTATGGCATTTGTTGCATCAGCAGCTGGGAAAATAATGGTAAAAGTGCCGCTAGTTGATGTCTTAGCGCCGCCAAAGTCTAGTACACACACCGTTGGATCACCGGATGCAGTATCGTTATATATCAATGCACCAAAAGCAGTAATCGTAGCAGAAGTAAACGACAAGTCCGCGAAGTCCGTAAACGCTGTTGTACCAGTAGAAGTTGGCGTCACATTGGTTAATGTTCCACCGCCCGCTGTATAAGTACCCGAGTTAGCCACTTCGTTTGTCACTGTGTACGCTGTTGTCGCCGCTGTAAAAGAGGCCGAGTTATTGTACAAAGCCAACTTAAACGTATTTCCTGTGCCGGTTGTAAAGTTATGCACTGCTCTCATTAGCTCTACTTTAAAGCTAGTGCACATAAAGTTTCCTGAAAATGCCATTTTTAATCTCCTAACAAATGAACCAAGTCTGGATGACCTGCTTCGCGTAGCTTTAATGCAATTGTAGCTCGATCTTGCTCAACTGCCTCGTTTAAATAAAACGCCACCACCTGCTTGACGTTTTCCTTAAATGCTCGTGCCTGTGCCTGCACCGCTGGATGAGACTGATCGCCGACATAGATAATTTTATCAGCAGCTCGCGCTGCAAGTTCTTCGGTTGTCCATCCACGCGAGTGCGTAGTTTCAACAAAAACACTATTAATGGGTATAGAAAGGGGAGAAGTAATCATGGTCCAGGTGATTCCGATTTAAGGGGTACACGAAGCATACCGTCACGATACTCATCACGGCGACGACGGCCTTGTTGTTCTGTGCCCAAGCCTTGGATGGCCTCTTTATAGGCACTTCTAAAGTACTGCATCATTTCAGGTGGTCCTTTAGTGTAACTATAGGCTTGAATTAAGCAGGCATAAAGCAATGATTCCGGTGCGTTTGTACTAATCCAAGTAGTTGGGTTAGCCGTTGATAACTGCGCCGGACGATATATGTACCCTAACTCTACGCTGTAATTTTGGTTTGGCGTAGGCGCAATATAAAAAGTGTTTTGGTCCCAAACAGCATAGTATTTTGGAGTGCCTTGCGTAGTTCCGTTGGCCCAGTATTCTTTCATAAAAGACGTGTCACGGAAGTCTAGGAAAAGCTGCTCACCACTAGTAGGCGTCAAAATCATATAACGATGCGTAAGCAAGTCGGTTGGCGCAGTTAAAAACCTATTGCCTTGTGTCATACTACCTGTAGCTTCTAGCTTAAACACATCTAAATCAATCTCACGCAGTATTTGGTTTTCTGACAGGGTAATAAACGTGTCAATTACCGCCGAAGTGAAGACATTACTGCCCACTTCAGTGTAGTTTCGGATATTAGTAACGAGTTCGTTATAGGTCATGTAATACTCACAGTCACTTTACCAACAACGCCCTGCGCAATTAACGCTTGATCTTGCACATACGGTAGCATATTTGCTGTGCCTAGGACGCTGCCATAACTTTGGAAAGCAGTAAAGCCTGGTGATCCAACAAACACGGACACCGGTTCAATACGATCGGGCCGCGGATCACGCAACGCGATTGCATCGCCCCTAAATCGTAGAGGCTCTAGCTGCGGCTCTTTGGGTTCATAGTCGTCTGGACAAACCATAAACCCGCGCCAATTCTTGCGTAAAACATTATACGGATAGCGTTGTCCGCAATAATCACATAAGGCATTAGAGAATTTGCCGGAGGCGAATGCCATTTTATACCCCTAAATCCGGTACAAACTGCACGCTCGCCGTGTCACGGTCCTCTAGCGCTGCCCGCTGAAAATCCTCTTCATAAATACTTTTTAAAGCAACCGCGCGGTCTGCTGCAAATTTAAGCGCTAAATAGTACGCCAAGCCTGATGCTAAACACGGCAAAAACCGAAAGTTTACATCGGCAGTGTTTGTGTAGCTTCCTGCGTCTTGAATCCTACGAATACGGTAGTAAACAAAGGTGTAGTTTTGATCTGCCGCAGGGTAGAAATACACCTTAGGGATAATTGTTCGTTCCACATAAAACTGCGCAGGTCTAGCTTGTGTAGTCTTATCAGGCACATTGAGCCAGTCTCCTCGGCTAATCCGATCCAAATATACATCGGTATTAATGCCCTGGTTACTCTGACGAATGACCGCTTCTAAAACATTAACCACATCCGTAGGCAACGAAATCTCGTTAACCCCTTGTGTTAAGGCAAAAGTAGCCTGTTCAATAGTCCACAGATTTAAGCCACGATTAGCCCAGTCAAGAAACAAGATGTTCAGTGACCGACGTGCCGAAGAAAGTTGATAACCACTCTGTGGGCGCATACCACAGCGCTCATAGGCCTCTTCAATAAGGTCATCAATTGACAGGTCAAAGGTAGTGGTGTTAGAAGTCGTCATTTGCTGTACAGGTTATTAAAAGTTTGCTCTGCATCCATGTACGAATCATCTTGTTCCGCACAATGGGTCCATTGACTTGGTCTAAAATCAGGTGCTCCTTCGCCCGTCTGCCAAAACGCTGGGCTTGTAACCCTAACTCGGTTATTAGGCAAGGCTACAATATTTCCTGTCCACTTACCGGCATCGGTTAGCATTAAAACATGGCTCTGCTTGTGCTGCGCAGGACAATCTGCCACTTCGCTTTCCGTATAATCCACGGTAAACAAGTACCGGCCGGTATACATTTCACCTTCTATCTTACAAAGCCAAGGACTTGGACTTGTTCTTGCAAATTTCACCACAGTGTGATGATGCGAAGGACAATCCCAAGGCTGTGCTAAATGTGTAGGCATCCGCTCTGGCCACTGCTCTAAGGGAATGTCTCCCACTAAAGCAGTAATCGGCATTCTTGCCCACATCGCCCCTCCATGTACATTTTCAGCACCTTCTTCGAGGCTTTCACACCCTGTAAATACAAGCTGAAAACTTAAGCAACGATCCGGCATCGTATTAACCGCAATAACATTTGCGTGTAAATACTCACCGTGGTACTTTTGGTGCAGGTGCGTAAACTCACGTCTAACCCAGCACTTAAAGTACGGAATGTTGCTGATAAGATAAGGCATTACCTAGAACGAGCACCGCCCGACGCCCTGCCTTTGGCCATCTTTTTAGCAACACCACCAGCAGCGTAGCCTTTAGACATCATGCCACCAGCCGCATAGCCTTTAGACATCATGCCACCTTTGTTCATCATTGCGGGGCCTGTAGTTGTGCTAGTCTCCGACATCATCTTGTTTTTCGGACCGTTCATTACGGCACCACCACCACGCGTTGCTGCTCCCATTCCTTTTCCAGCCATGATTAAGCTCCTTTTTTCATTGCACGGCCTTTAACGTCGGCTGTTTTACGTTTCACGGCACGGCCCATTCTGTCGGCCATGTCAGAATTCTTCATTATCTTGCCGTCAGGCATTTTATGTTTGCCGGCCATACCACCTTTTTTCATTGCGGGAGGCATTCCCTGAGGCATCGGCCCACGCGCAGGAGGCATTGCGCCCTGCATTGGCATGCCAGCAGGACCGCCCATTTGCATCTTCTTGGGCATGCCACCTTTTTTCATCTTACCAACGCCATCGGCCGCAAAAGATGGGACCATCTTTCCGCCTTTTTTAACCATCTTTAACTTTGAAGTTGCCATCTATTGCTCCTTACTTTTCTTGGTGAATAAGTTTGTCAATTTTCTCTTCCAGCTTGTTAAAACGCTGGTCAATGTGATCCATAATTTTATCAACTTCTGCTTGAGTAACATTATCACGGGCTACCTCTTCTCTTGTTTTATTTAACAAAATACTGATGCGGGCCAGCTCTGCAAACTTCTCATGCATCATGTATCCAATTACTGCTATCAATATAGTCAGTGCGCCAGTCCATAATTCCATTACGTTTAGCATTTCCATCTCTTTAGACTCGCAGCCTTCCTTGTTGGTTTGCCGTTCTCGTCTTTCATTGGTCCGGGCATCCCTGACATCCTGGCGCAAAACGATTTCTTCCTCGCGCCCCCTTGTGGCTGCGGAGGTTTTAAACTAGACCCCGTAGCCGCATTATATTTTGCACGACCTTTAGCAGTGAGCCCCGCCCCTTTTGCTACCGGTAGCTTCTCACCCCTACCAATAGACAGGGACGGGGCCTTCTTAGCCATTACTGCGCTGCCCCACCATAAAAGAAGAGTGTTACGCTGGCAATTTCAACACCAGAAACATCAATAAACACCCCCGAATCAAAAAGAATTCCCGTGTCCGGCAAAAGGATGTCAGTGGTTCCAGCCACAGCAGCGGTGTTGAGGGTCAGCAGTGCTGTGGCCCCAACAACACTGCCATTCCTTAGGGTAATTGTTCCGGCCGTTGCTGTGTTTGTAAAATAAATGCCGGCTACCCTAGTGCGACCGGCAATTGCATGTGCATCCGCAGTCTTTGTGACTGCCTGGATATTGCTGTTGCTCATGTCGGCTCCTAATTAAGCAGTGCGTGTGAAAACGTATGCGGTAGCACTAGAGAACATAATGGTAAATCGAGCCAAGCCTGTTACGCCAGAAGCAACTGTTAAGTCACCAAAAGAACCGGGGGTATCAGCAGCAGCGGTTGACAAGATACCGTTTGTAGCTACAGCAATTGTTACTGTGCTTGCGCCGCCAGTATTGTCAATGTACAGGTCAAAAATAGTGCCCTTGGCTGCACTTAATGCTGCGCCAAGCAGTGTGCCTGTAGGCAGCGTGATGGCGGTTGCCGCAGCCGAGGTGGAGGTGATGTAGCCCGTAGCAACTTCAGCAGCAGTGGCTGTTGCAGTGGCATTAATTGCGGCGGTTGTAGCGTGCGTGATGCGGCCTGTTCCTGCAATGTTGCCCGTGACGTTGCCCGTGACGTTGCCCGTGACGTTGCCCGTGACGTTGCCCGTCAAGGTTCCAATAAAGCCGTTGGTAGATGTAACCGGGCCCGAAAATGTGGTTGATGCCATGATTTTGTCCTTACATGCAAGTTGGGGTGTTCTGTCTGCATGTCGTCAGCCGGGGCTGTCAGAACACCGGAAATTCCCGGAATTAAAACTAGTATAACCTATTTGTAAATAAAAAAAAGGGCTTTTAGACCCTTTTTTTATTACTTACGCGCCTGGCGAACCAAACAAGCCGCGTGGATCACTAAAGCCAAAGCTATAGCGCTCACGAGCCTTGTAACGGACGTTGCCAGTATCGAAGTCACCTTCAAAACCGGTCTTCAAAGATACGCGCTCAAACATCTTCATACCGTTAGGAGCGTCAGTCTTGATGAAGAACGCATCTGGATCGGTTAAGAAGTGGTTGACTGTGTAGCCTTGTGAAACCATGCCCATGTTACGAACAGCATTGATGTCATTGTCAGCAGTAGCAGGACGTAATGTAGACTTTAGAATACGGTCGGCTGTAAACATTTGTTCTTTTGGAATAATAAGTTTTAAGCCCTGAACCGCGATCTTTAATCCACGCTCGTCAGTAAACGCTGCAATGTCAATCAAAGCCTGCTCTAAGGACGTCTCAGATAAGTCTGCCGGTGTTGCAAGCGTATTAGATAAGTTAGGTCCAGATAAAGTAGGATGGGAAGTTGAACATAATGCCACGCCGTCGCCACCGATAGAGGTAGTGAAAGCGCCATTCAACACCGCAGCTGCCTTGATTTGCTTGGTTTGAGCCATTGAACGAGCTAATGCCTTAGTGTAACGTGCCGAAAGACGGTCGTAGAGGTTATCTTCTACTGCTTCTTCGGTTAACGAGAACGCTAAAGCGATGGTCTCATGGGTGTAGCGCGCTGTGTAAACTTCTTGAGCCTGGTCAAATACAACACCAGAGCCTTCAGATTTTACAGGAGCTTCGCCAAATCCAGATTCCATTACCTCTTCTTCAAAAGCACGATCTGAGCTTTCAACTGCATAAATCTGAACATGCTCGTTCTCGTAGTTTTTGTACTCCATACCAAACAAGGCATTGAGGCCCGGCTCGAGTTCTGATACTAGTTGTGCACGTGAAATTGCCATAATTTATCTCCTTTATTGACCAGCAACACCTGCACTACCGTACACGTGTTCGTTGATCTTAACTACTACCACGGCGTTAGTGCCGAAATCATTACCCGGGACGTTGTACAAGCCAACTACCTTTAAGTTTAGTGCAGCTGTAGTAGCCAAAGTAGAGGAGTTTAGTTCCATAGTAGATACACCTGTTGTAGTGCTTCCACCTGTTCCAATTACATCCGCATTTTTGCCAACATCAGCAGCAACAAAACCAGCGTCAACCTGAACTAAGAATAACTGACTAGGATCGTCAATTACATTGGCACTAATCTTGCCAGTAGTAATGTTGACAGAACCTGGGTAGAAGTTACTAAAAGTAGGTTTCCCAGTAGTAGGATCCGTATACTCACAACCGTTAAACACGCCTACCGCAGCAGTGTGTGTAGCCGGAAGAAAGCGAGTAATAAATCCCGCCGAAAGAGCAACTAAGTCGCCCTGAAAAATTGTTCCAGCTTGGTTATCAGCAATCTCATAGCCATACTGTTTCTGAGAACCAGTACCGGAAAGATTGCCAATAGGACGTAGGCCGAAAGCTTTATCTAAATTAGCCATGTGTTAATTCCTTTTAAAAAATAAATTTGTTAGCCCTTGGTAGAGCCGCCGAATGAAACGCGGGAGCGACGAGAAGGTCGGTCAATTGTCATACTGTGATGCGCATTTGACTTCATTAACTCATTGTCTGCTGCCTGCAACTGATCGTTTGCCCTGGTGTTGTAATACGCATTGCGTTCTTCAACCGTCTCTATTGGAATACGGGCTAGAATTAAACCTCCAACGCTGATAATGCCAGCATGGCGGCCATCTTCTATGGTTGGAACGTGATAGTCAGGATATTCGTCACCACGAACTAATTCATACCCCTCGCGGAGTTTTCCAGAAACATTCGTGCTGTCATCAATACCACCGGCTGCCGCGCGGATCCAACGGTGCTTGTATCCAGGAGGAGGTGGAGGCGCATCTAATCGTGATGGAGGTGCCCAAGGCTTGCGTCGCGCATCTTTCTCTCGGGAATCAGCCCCGCGAGAACTGCGATTGAGTGTAGGAATCTTGACGTCTGACATAATTTTCTCCTTATTTCACGTATTTAGCGTATTCCTCGAGAGGAACACCTAGTTTTTTAGCAATTGCAACTTGACTTGGCGTCAACTTGACAGTGCGGCGTGCGTTGTTAATACCCGAAGATCGGGATGCAGGTGCCACCGTTTGCACGGACCGTGTGGACCTGTTTTGCGTCTGCTGCTGACCTCCCCCAAGTTTCTGTGGAAAAGCCTGCTTTAAACGATTGTCTAGCTCATCATAATACTCATTTCCGTTTGCGTCAAATCCTTCTACTTGAATTAATTGACGATGGATTCCCCAAGCCGCGTGCGTCATTGCTGTATCGCGCCCATACCAAGGGTTGCGCTCAGCCCACTCCTCGACCCGCGGGTCAATCTCCTGTTGGGGTTGCGGCTGTTGTACGGCTTGTTGAGCAGCAGCTTGTTGTTGATAGTTCCACTGTTGTTGCTGTTGTTCTCGTTGCTGTGTGGCAACATTTATTTGTGATTGCTCCATTGTCAAGGCAGTCAGACGCTCATGCGCCTCTGTTTCTGTGTCAATGTCGCCTTCTTCCCGTGCTTTACGGATAATCTGTTTTAGCGCAACTACTTGCGTTTGTACCCGGCCATTTGCCTCGCCTAAACGCTCACTGTCCACGGCCATATACTGCTGCTCAAGCTGCGTGGCCCGTGCTTGTACACTCTTGGCGTATTCTATGGCGGCCTGTTCGCGCCGTTGTGTTTCCCGCAGGCGCGCGGTTAGTTTATCAATCCGCTTTCTTACCCCTTCGCTATACTGGTCTAGCTCATTGCCAGACGCACTGGAAGTGGTCTCTACCGCAGGGTCCTGGGGCTTATCTAAAACCTCTGCCGTACCTTCTTCGTTAATGGCAACGGTAGCAGGGCTTTCATCTTCGCCTAGGTTAAACTCTAATTCTTGGTTTACATTTGTGTTCATTGTACTGTTCCTTTACATGTGCAAAACGTCGTCTGGGCTATTTACTACCGCTAAGATTTCATCGTCATTTAGAATACGAATTTCACCGCCATCAATTGGAATTCGGGCACCTGCATAACGCCCAAATACCACCCAATCACCTTCCTTGCACCATGGTCCAACCGGAAATTTACTCTGGTCAGCATAGGCTAAATTCCCTACTTTTAAGACATAACCGCAGACCGTGCCAAGCTGTGCTCGGCGCTGGGTTTCTTCTGCCAGGACAATACCGCCCTTGCTTTTTTCAGCCCCACGATAAGGTAGGATAGCGATGCGCCAGCCAGTAGGGGCTGGAATAGTGTCTATAACCTTTTGATCAAGCTTCTCGGGGTCAAACCCCAGCTCGGTGTAAGCGTCTTCTAAAACAGGCGGCTTGTTTGCTGCTGATTCAGCCCATTTACGTTCTAAAGCAGTCTTAATTATTTCTTCCATTTATTTGCCTTTCATTTGAGTAAATCGTCAACGTCTTCCGTAACCTTGCTAAGTAGCTCTTTCACGGAATCTTCAACCATTCTCAAACCCTCAAGGCGGCCCATCATAAAGCGGTAACGCTCTATATCTGTGATGGTTCCATTTAAAACAATCTGTCTAGACTGTTCTTGGAGTTTCTTTATTTCTCTTAAAACTGCTTCTGCAAATTCAAGCATGGTGGTTTCCATGAAAAGCAGACGGTTCAATGCTCCGTCTGATAGCACTACTACTCAACTAGTATATCTTAACTGGGCGATTTCCGTCTCTTTTTTTAACAGTCATAAAAGGCCCTTGTGTTTTCTTTGCTTCGCCGCCCTTTGCCTTCTTGGTTTTGCCTGCGGTTGAATACGCAATGGCCACCGCCTGCTTAACTGCCGCGGCCTTGTTACGGGGCTTACTCGTGCCAATGGCACCGTCCTTTTTGTAGTCCCGTACTATTTCGCCAATGTTCTTACTGATTGTTTTTTGACTAGAACCCTTCTTAAGCGGCATACTGCCCTCCCTGATTGGCTTTAGCCTGCTGCAACTGGAGTTTTTGTTGATTCATTTGGACAGTTTCCTGTTGCTTCTGTTTCTCCAGAGCAAGCCGTTCCTGGTCAATGCCAATCCGCGCCTGTTCGGCCTTGGCCTTCTGCTCGATTTCAGTTTCTTTCAACTTAACAAGTGGATCAGGGCCCGTGCCGGTCATTTCATCCTGCATGGTCCGCACTTCTTGCATGTTTGTTGCAATCTTAATTGCTATCATGCCTTCTTTTTGGATGGCAGAGACCATGCGGTCTGGATCAACGCCGTAAGCTTTAAAGAGTTCCGCTTCCACATCCTCTTCCGCCTTCAGACGCACGTGGTCCAAGATATGTTTTTGCAACTGCGCCGCAGATAGTGGGGCCGCTTGCAAAATAGGGGATAAACCCATCATCAAGTGGGAAGCAATGTGGGCGTCGTGCTGCTGACCAGCAAACGCCTTTAGGTTCATGCCGCTAAGCACGTCACTATTCTCCGAAGCCGGGTCCCGAGGCGCATTGGTATTTTGTGGTAACAAGATGCCGTCAATGTCACGCAAGTTAAGCGCGGCGTACATGCGATAGTAGGCCTCATACATGTTGTGCATGTTTGGCGCACTCTGCGCTAGTTGCAACTGCATCTGGGCCAGCTGAATACGCTGCGCAGAACTAAATATATTGGGGTCCGCCACCGGTTGTACCGATACCATGGTACTAAAGTCAGAGCGCTTGATCTTACGGCTTGCTCCAGGCACCTCGTAAGGGTACTCATCTGGCATATACTCGCCAAAGCCCTCAAACAACAGACGAAACTCCAGCGTCTGGGCATAGTGCAAGCGTTTATGAATGCTGGACATGACCATCGAGCCGCGCTCGAGTAGCGCTAGGGTTGTTCCGACCTGTGCGTACTGGTTACCGTCACCAACCTGCATGTCGGCCGTACTAGACAGACGTTTACCGGCGTCTACTAAGAAGCCCATCAGCGCAAACAGCACCTGACTAGGCTCTTTGTACGGCAAAGGCATCAGTGAAGCAGACAGTTCTGCACCACCAGCGTCAATATCACGCCACTCCCCTGGTTGAATCGGGTCTGAGTCGTCCGCGATCCGCGCACCTTTTGCCTTAAAGCCTGCTGGTAGGTTTGCTAGTGTGCCAGCATCAATTAACTGCCGTAAAGCACTAGTTGCCGCCTTACCTAGGCCACCAATCAAGTGTACAAAGCCTAGGCCGTAGGCTCCAGGGCCCTCGACCAACACATAATGCACATAATAATTGCGGCGTAAGTGACGCTTGTCCTCTTCCCGCCAATTTCTACGAACACCTACCACTTTTAAGCTGTCTTCTACCAAAGTAATTACATACGGTAGCTTAATTCCGGTGGGTTTTCCGTTTTCATCCTTGTCTTCAAAGCCTGGGATGTCTAAATCGACCAGTTGCTCTAACAAAAAGACCTCGCCTACGTCCGTAGTTGGCTCAATGCCTGTAATTCTGTCAATGGCAGTCTGTATTTGGCTTGGATTTGTAGGGGTAGCATAGGTATCCGCCACTACATCTAAGTATTCTCCCGCTAAAGCACGCTTTTTGTACTCATTGGAGTCCATAGCAATGCGGTGCGTGAGCCGTGGGCATTGAGAAACAACACTTGAGCCGTTGTAAGGGATGTAAATGTCGTCCGCTAAGCAAAGTTTTGACACCATACGGCCTAGTTGCTCGTCGTAATAGACCTTTTTAAAGGTTGAGCCACCGTAACCGGTGTAAAAAAGCTGCTGATCAAACTCTGGGGTGTACTCTTCCATCACCGTAGTGATCTGGTAGTTCATAAAATCTTGTACACGGCCTGCTTGTTGGAACTTTTCTATCGTTTCCTTGCCCATAATCTGTGAGCGCACTGGTCCACCAGCTGGCATTAACTCTTTTAGCGCCTGTGCTTGAAACTGGATGATGGCTTCAGTAAGCATCGGATGCGTAGCACCTGCCGCGCCTCTAAAAGGCTTGGTGCGCTCTTCCATACGAAAGCCTAAAAGATCTAGGCCCTTGGAATACATCGATTCCCACTCGGAGCGAGAACTCTTATCGGCCTCAAACAAGGACGATACTTCCAGGCCCACGCCGACTAAGTCGTCCGGATCAATTACATCGGCTAAGTTGGCATAGAAATCTACTTCCTCTGCCTCCTGCTCTCCCATTTCTACCGTTGCGCCACCGTCCTCTTCGAGAATGATCTCAATCTCGGGCTGCGGTGCACGGCTGCCTCCCCCAATAATTACCTCTAATGCAGGCATTTGATTTAATGCTTTTTCGATTGCCATGTGTGTTCCCTATTTATTTGGAAGAGTCCATTGACCGTCTTTAAACGCAATGTTTTTATTTGAAAGTAAGTTATCTATTCGACTTGGTAGCCCGTTTTTATCTAACTTTAAGGCATTTGCAAGAGACACTATCTCAGAAGTAAAGTTTTCTGGTAAATCGTTTGCAGTTAAAGGGCCATTACCGGTTAGTTGAACAATTCTATTTCTTTCATTTGCAGGCACTCTTGCTCGGTTGGTTACGTATTCAACAGTTACCTGTGGTATGTTGTTTTTATTATACAGAGAGAAAATCTCTACTTCGCCGCCCTCTAAAGCCGACCTCCCCTTATTTAACGATCCATAGGTTCCAAAATTTGCATAGCTTGCAACTGAGTTATCCATTCCCGCTGCAATCGGTCTTACACCATCTGGATTAGTTACTTTTACCCAGCGCATGTCATTTTTTACCGGTAAGAAGTCTTTTACATACTGTGTCATTACACTCGCGGGAGGAGCAGCCCCTTTTTGTATTTGCGGTTTAACTTTCTTAAGCTCTTTTTCATACGCCTCCAAGACCTGTTTAGACATGTAAGCTTTTTTAAGAAAGTCTGTAAAGCTGGCCTGCTCTAGGTCTTTAGTAGGAAGTTTAAGAGCCTGCGTTAAAAGGTCGTCAGGGTCTAGTCCAAGAAAACGATCAGGCGTTCTACTTGAAAGAATGGGTTGATTCTTATCAATAGCCATCTGTAGTTCTGGTAAAAAATAACCCTTTGGAACAGGCCCATCTTCAGGTAGAACCCGTCCCGGATTAACCATTCTTTCGCCTAAGTCTTGGCTGTAAGAATAAGGATAACGAGCGATGTCCTCAGCGGAAGAAGCCCTTACAGAAGGAAACAGTGTACGAGCAATGTTTGGCTCTAACACAGTTGAAAACAAGGTTGGATTGTCTTTTAGTTTTTGTCTTACTTCTGCGGCAGCTTTTGCTACCCCGTCCGGCCCTTCTAGTGGTTTTTTACCTGCATAAGCAAGTAACTGCCCATCTGGAATACTGTTTAAGTTCTCTCGAATACTTGCCATAATTCCCGTTGTTACCGAGGCTACTTCAGGACGCACGTCCCCCTCTTTATACGGCAAAAATGTCTTAATAGGGAACATCTTGTCATAATTTTTTTCTAACAAGCGTAAAGCTTGTATATCCCCTTGATTAGCACTTTTTATTAAAGTTTTAGGAAAACTATCCCCCATGGGGGTGTCCTCTAAAAACTTTAATTTTCCTGATAGGATGTCCGCCCGTAATGGGTCTTTAATACTACCCGCCTGTTTGCTAAAAAAGTCTTTCATTTTCTGATCAAACATCTGCAGTAAAGCATTTTGCTGTGGCCCCGTTTCCGTCTTGCCCTTAACTTTACTAGTAATATCTGATGTCAGCTTATCCAAATCAGAGTATTCAACACCTGGAGTACGTGACGTAGGGAAGTAGCCGCCCGGGGCGCGTGAAATACGGCTCTTCGCCGCGTTATACGCTTTTCCAAAAGGAATAAATGACGACGCTGCAAGGGCCATGCCCAGTTTGTCATCATCCCGCCGAGCGCGTTCAACGTCCCGCGCGGCAAGTGCCTGACTTACGCCTGGAATAAAGCCACCAATTACGTCTACCGCCGTGTCAGCTAAGTTAGCGTCCGGTTGTGGGTCCAAAGATACGGTGCGTTCTGCGACATCCTTTAATGCTTGTAAGTTTTCCTGGGCATTTTGTCTTCTTGGCGCTCTTCTCCCACTTACAACCGGCTCTGTTACCAGTGGCTGTGGGGCAACCGTAGTTGGCTCGTCCTCCGCCATCCGCGCACCGAGAATAGTTACCTCACCACCTCTTTCAAAGCGCTTAGCCGTTAAGCCTACTCTGGTCAGGGTTGGTTGCTCTAAAGTAGGCGCCCCCAGGGTGTCCTGCATTAGCCCTCGGGCCTTGTTCGTGGCTTGTTTAGCTTTGAGTTTATACGCAGTTGCCAAGGCTTCCATCTGTGCGCGCGCCGAACCCTGATCGCCTAGGGTAGGT